GCTGTCGGGCTGAACTCCTGAAATAAATAAACGGTGTCGCTGTCATCTTCCCAGTCAATGCGGTAAATAACATCATCGTGTTCGAACTTGGCAGAATAGCTGCCGGTGTGTGTGACTTTTATTTGTGTTTCCATGATGCAAATATAGTATACTTTTTTATATTTTCAAACTTTCTGCAATTTTTTTTATCAGGTCATCCGAAATCGGTTCAGCGTTAAATCCTTTCTTCCGATATTTTTTCAGGGTTTTTTCAAGTTCGTCATCAGGCACTGGCTCAAAAGACATCATCTGGTCTTTCCAATACACAACCGTTTTATATCCCCGGTCTTCCGTTGTCATAGCAACGCAAAAGCCGTGTCAATTACCTGCTGCTCCTTTTTGCTTTTGTATTTGCTGGGATTGTTCAGGGCTTTTATCACGGTGGCATAACTTGCCACACCTTTACAGGCATCAACAACCTGCATCTTCATGCCTTTACGGGCGTGGATTAAAAAGTGTATACGTTTTTCTTCGTGTGTCATTTCGTTGCGATTTTAAGTAAAATTAGGTAGCCGATAAGGTCATTCAATGTGTCTTCATCAGGTGCTTCCATCCCGGTTGTTTTGATGCGGCTCAATTTATCATCAATCCTTACCAACAACTGCTCGGTTGTGGATGCCTTGCTGAAAACCCGCACTGGTTCGAGTGCAGAGTTTCCATACTTGACATTTTTTTCAAGCAGCAAATCTCTAATGTCATGACAGGTTTTAATGATTTGGTCTTTCATTAGAACGGTAAATCATTTTGTTCGTTTTCCATTTGGGCAGCATAGTCATTTTTAAAGTTTTCCATGATGCCCCCTTTGTCGGCTTTGAAAAGATTTTCTCTGCTTACATTTTTGTTAGTTACATTATTGTAACTTTTAGCACCACCAACATACGTTGCAGGTTTCTTTGCTTCCCGTTCTTCTTTGCTTTGCGAGAGTGCAATGTAGTGGGTTTCTCCGAACTTTCCTTCGGCTTTGCGTTCAGCACATACGAGCTTGATGTACTTCTTTCCGTTCTTGGCGGTGGTGATTGCCTCACTGGGCAGGTCACTTAAACATATATCGAGTATTAACATAGGTGCAAATATAGTAAATTAAATCTGTTCTGCAAATTCTTCAAACTTATTTTTGACCGTTTCAAGGTTCCGGGCATAGCGTTTGTCGTAACTCATCAGGTTGTCCACAACCCGGCAGCTATTTATCACGGTGCTATGGTCACGGCCACCGCATATTTGCCCGATTTTCTGCAACGAAAGAGAGGTTTTATTGCGGCACAGCCACTGAAACATTTGGCGCAGCTCTACAACATCCCGTTTGCGAGTGCTGATTACCACCCATTCGGGGCGATATTCGCTGAATACAGAACGGATAGCAAGGTGTGCGGCTTTAATTACCTGCTCATCTTTATCCATGTTTTCCATTTTAAGCATTCTTTCTAACTCGTTGATGCGGATGCCTTGGTGGTAAATGATTTCTTTCAATCGGTCGATTTCACTTTGACGAAATGTTGTGCGGCTGTTGCGCTGTGGTGCTTTGATTGTTATTCTCATAGTTCTAATGTTTGTTGTTTTGTATTTAAGTTTCTAATTATTCCAATAGCCGTTTCAAGTATTGTTCTACCAGCTTCATAGTCTACCAGGTTACGAGCCATTTTTATAACTGATTGTTCACCTTCATATTTCGTAAAGTCATAATTATGAAACTCACATAAACCATCTAACTCGTTACCTTGATATTTATTTGTTTTAGTTCTTTGGCATAAACCTAAAAATTTTCGTTCATTGATATTGGCAGGTAATACAAAGTTGGTCCAGTATAAATGTCTTCCTCTTTTTTGCGCTTGTATTAAAGGTTCGTAATAAGGAATAACATTCTCAACACAATACTTCCCGGTAAAATAATTTTGTAAAAATAAAATTTCTTCATATAATTTTAAATCAGGATAAATCGGCTTCGTTGTCATTTCACCATTTTTGCAACCCCAATACCTTGCACGGCTATGACTTGGACAAGGTGGTGAACTCCATATAAAATCAAATTCTTTGTAATGGTCAAGCAAATACTGATGTGCATCTGCCACAATAACTTTGTCATTTGGGAAGCGTTCCTGGTATAAACGTGCTGCTTCCGGGTCAAGTTCAACTGCTGTAATTTCTAAATTATCAGCTATCTCATCCCATTTGTAACGATTACCACCTAAACAGGCATAAAGATTTAGTATTCTCATGGTGCAAATATAGTTATTTATATTTAATTAAAAAATGTATTCAACTGTTTTTCCCATAAAATTGCATTGCAGCGTTCCTGTCATCCCGTTCCGGCACTTGCTGATAATGAGTTCAGCGTCTTCAAGTTCGGGTGGGTTGCCGCCATTCTTCTGGGCTTCGTAGTAATCAGGGCGGTATGGGAATAACACCGTGTCTGCATCCTGTTCTATTGCCCCAGACTCCCGAAGGTTTGCTAATTTTGGTCGGCTGTTTCCTTCCTCTGTTCCCCTGTTCAACTGTGACAATGGCATCACGGTACATCCACATTCTTTGGCAATCAGTTTGCATTGCCGGGATATGTTGGCTATTTCTTGCTCCCGATTTTTACCGCCTGTGGATTTGACCAACTGCATATAATCAATGATTACCAGCGTGGGTTTTACTTTCATGGTCTTAATTCGGGTTTTTATTTGGGCAATGTCAAGCATCGTGCTGTCCTCAATTTGAAATTTGTAATCAATGAGCAGTAATTCACGAGCAATATTTTCCAATTCAAATTCATTCACATCAGCGTTGCGGACTTTCAGGTTGTCCACCCGGCCCAAAGATGAAAGTATGCGGTCTGCAAGTTGTTCCTTTGACATTTCCATGCTGAACATTATCACTCTTCCCCCCAGCTTTGCATGAGCAATACCAATGCTTACTGCGAATGCTGTCTTACCCATTCCGGGCCGACCTGCCACCACCACATTTTCACCGGGAACAAATCCACCGATGTACTTATCCAATCTGGTGAACCCGGTGGGCAAACCAATGGTTTTGATTTCTGCCTTGCTTCGTTTCTCCAAGTTGTCGAAGCGGTCACCGAGTAGAGTGATAAGGTCAACAGCTTGTCCGCTTTCGTTGAGTTGCAATTCGTCAATAGTTTTTTGAACTTCCGACATGGACTGCATTATTTCACTTCCGTTGGTCAGGTCATTGACAATTTTTGTCAAGTCAATAGTCAGGGTTTTGCGGATGTATTCCTGATGCAACATTGAAACCAACCGGGTAATGCTTTCCCCTGTGTAGTAATTATTTAACCCTGCGATGTCCATTGCCATGTCACGGTGCTTCATTACCACCGCCACGTTGTCTATATGCTCGTTATTTAGGTACATCGCCTGAATGGTCAAACATAGGGTGCGATATTTTGGCACGGTGAACCATTCGCTGCGTACTGTTGCGGTCAGGTCAAGCTGCTTACCTTGCAACCACGTTCCGAGTATTTGTTGTTCAATCATGTTAAAAAGTTTTCTTTGGGTGTACGGTAAACTTCTGCTGTGATTTTCTTTATGTCAGCAGATAGCCAATTTTTTGCGGTAAGGTATAGTGACCTTTTGTTTGCAATGCCTTTCCAGTTTTCTGCCCTGTCCAGAATGTTATCAATTTGGTCAATGGTATAGCCATCAGCAATTAGCTTGTCAACTTCTGCCCGTGTGATTTGTAAATGAAGAATTTGCCTATATATCTCTACATTCTTTTCATTCTTATCATTCTTAACATTCTTGTTAGTGTCCGTTTGCTTTACTGTTTGGTGTCCGTTTGCTTTATCATTTGCCTTACTATTTGCTTTATCGTTTGCCTGATAGTCATCGTACTTACATATTGATATTAATGTAGTTACGTTGCTTTTTTGCCTTACTATCATGCCATCATTTTCAAGCATAGTCAAGTATCTTTCCACCTTACCTCTTGACCACTTCCATCTTTTTGCCAAAGTATCAGCATCGTGGCCGATTTGTCCACGCTGAATATTGACACGGATGCCACGCTTGTAAAAAAAGTTATCATTGCTATTGGCCAACAATAAAAGGTCAATCCAAGCATGGGTTCTGTTAAATGGTTCGGAATGATACAATGGGTTGTCCATCATGCACCTGTGTATTTTTATCCAGCCGTTACTCATTTGGCTTTCCTTTCAAGGTTAATTTTTTGCATTGCTGATAATAGATAATTTGCAGGTCAAGTTTCATCCACAGGTACTCACATTGTAATAACGTGATGCCCTGATTTTCTCGCCTGTAATTTTCATACTCTTTGCGCAGTTCTAACTCTGCGATTTGTTCATCGCAATATGCGACTTCAAGTGGTGTGGGTTTGTAGATATTCATAAAAAAAACACCCACACTTTCAAAGGTTAGACCCGGCCCCAAGATAGCCGACCTTTTACTCGCGTGGGTGTTGATTATATTTTTTTTCATTTGCTTGGTTCTCGGCAGGGGGTCTAATCCTGTTGTTCCGATATGCAATTATAAAACAAAGATTTTATATTTCAAAATTTATTTTTTAATCGTTGCAATATTCCTGACGTTCATGCCAATCAATGTCGCTTTGCTCGTCACGTTCCCATTCAATCGTCTGGGTGATGTACCATGCCCATCCCTTTTCCCATTCTTTGAAGTCATCGGAGTTCAGTTCAAAAGGATTTTCGCCTTCGGTTTCGTAGTAATTAAACTGCTGACTGGCTATCCAGCCCATTTCAAAAGGTGTTTTTGTGTTTTCCATGCTGCAAATGTAATATAGTTTTCTATACTTGCAATAGTTTTTGTTAAATTATTTGTGTTAAAGTTATCCACAATTTAAAAATATCGACCTTTTACGAATAAACTTTGTGCCATGAAAGTTTACGCAGTAATTGTTGAACCAGAAGAATGGGGTAACTACATCGCCTATAAAATCATTGGAATTTACAAAAATGAAGACGATGCGAATGATAAACTTGCAGATATTATGCAGGACATAGAAGCATATTCAAAAACCTACATTCCTAAACAACCAAATGAAAGTAATGAGGATTTTTATAAAAGACACCGTTTGTATTCAGATAACTTTCCACACACAGTCGGTGATGAATGGGTTGATGTATGCTATGTGAAAGAGTTTGAACTGCTGTGAAAAAACACACCAAAGTTTACCTTGACCATTTCGGCTATGATAAAAGTGATTTCATCCCTTGCGAGGTATGTGGCGCACAAGCTGTGGACATTCACCACATTGAAGCACGTGGCATGGGTGGAAGCAAACACGCTGATGTGATTGAAAACCTGATGGCGTTATGTAGAAAAGACCATGCCCGGTATGGGGATAACAAGTCATTCAAAGATTGGCTCAAAAAAGTTCACGCCCTTAAACTTGAACAAGCGCACAGAGATACTGATTGAACTTGCCAACTCCAAGTGGCTGCCTGACTTCTGCAATAAAATTGGAAGCCATGTTGCTGCCGACCTACAACAACACCTTCTACTTATCTGCTGTGAAATGGATGCCGACCGCCTGATACAACTGCACCAAAACAATGGACTTGTATACTATTTAGTAAGGGTGGGGTGCAATGCGGTAAACGGCAATCGTTACACAAAGTTTTACCGTGACTTCCTGCGCACCACAGAAACACTGCCCGAAAATTACGATGAGGAAGCCGAAGATTATGACGAAACTCACATCAGGCGCAAACAGGAAGCCGTGGAGTCAGTTAACTTCAAAGAGGTGGCAAACCATTTTAACCGAAGTGAGTGGTATGTGGTAAAGTTGTGGCAGCTATGGGAAGACAAACAAAGCATGGCAATGATAGCCCGTGACACCAAAATAAACTACCGAGAGATAAGCCAAATAATCAACGCAATCAAAACACAAATCAAAGAAAAATATAATGAATACGATGACTGACATTGTGGGAGTGGCGGCACTTTGTGTCCTGCTATCCCGGTACTTTTTCCCACCGATGATTTCATTTGTCTATGCGCTGGACAGCCGATACCGCAAGACAATCAAACCATTTGAATGCGGTTTCTGCCTGTCTTGGTGGGTGGGCCTTACTTGGTTTACCGTTCAATTTGGATTGTATGGTATAATTTATGGTGCATTATGTGCTATCTTTGGAGCATTAATTGACCGATACCTATGACACTAATTGAAATAGCAGGGATTGGAATTGCACTTGGTGTGCTTTTACCCTTTTTGTGTTACTACATAATGACCAAAATATGACACCTGAACAACGCAGTCTTTGCCTTGACCTGAAACCGCACATCGAACGGATCAACAAGACCGGCACATACTCACTTGAAGCTGGGTACTATGCCAAACTGAACGAGGTACATAGGCAGTTGTACGGCCAACCATTCCCAGCTTGTCGCAGTTGTATGTTTGACACCTTGAAAAAGTTATATCGGGAGGCCTTAAATGGTTAGTATTATTCATGGCGGTAACGCAGGGGATTTGATTTACTCACTACCGGCAATGAGAGCAGCATCCCGGTTGCACGATAGCAAGGTTCACTTATATTTACAGGTGGATGTACCTGCACAATACAATTTCAATCACCCGATGGGCAAGGTGCAGATGAATTTAAAGATGGCACAGATGCTCGTTCCGTTGCTGATGTCCACCGACTTTATCGGCAAATGCACAATCACGGATGAAGCCGCAAAATGCGATTACAATTTCAACCTATTCCGCAAGTTCCACAATTACACAGGCCACATCAGCCAGTGGTATTTTCACATTTACCCTGAACTTACCTGCAATCTTGCCGAGCCGATACACTTTGATGTGTGGCAATTAGGCAACCACCAAATCATTTTGAACCGCACAGCCCGGTATCACAACCCGACTTTTGATTATTCCATCCTTCGCAGGTATCAGGACAAGATTAAATTTGTAGGACTTGCCGATGAATACCGGGTAATTTCAGCCAAGCTGCCCGACATTTCTCACATCCAAGTGAAAGACTTTGCGGAATTGTGTGGCATCATAAAGGGCTGTGAGTTATTTGTCGGCAATCAGTCAATGGCGTATGCAATAGCCGAGGTAATGAAGCACCCACGTGTTGTTGAAATCTGCCCGACTGCGCACAACGTAATCCCAACGGGTGATAATGGGTTTGGTGCTTGGACAATTATGAACCTGACCCAGATATTAAAATCAAAATATGAGCAAAACTAAATCACCCATTACCGGGAAGGTAGCTAAAAAGGCATTCATCAAAAGTGGTGTGCAATACTACACAGATGACTTGTTAAACATCTTCTGCAAAAAACTTGACCAATCAGGCATGGTGGGCGGTGGAAATGAAGATACTCGCAACAGCGATGAGTTAAACCAAACCCGGTTAGACCGCATCAGGCAAATATCAGGCAAGACAAACCCAACGATTTTGGATTACGGTTGTGGCACTGGTTTGATGGTTACATTCATGCATGATGCTGGACTTGACTGTGATGGTTATGACCCTTATAACGGATATTATGCTGATGTTTTGTCCCTTAAAAAGGACTATGATGTAATTGTGCTGACCGAGGTAATAGAACACCTGACCGCACCATTTGCCGAGTTGGCCGAAATAAAAGAGTTTTGTCACCCCGGTAGCAAGATTATGATAGAAACTTCGTTCTCCGATTGGCTGACCGAACATGACGCATACATTGAGCCAAAGGTTGGCCATTGCACAATTTTCAGCCATGCCGGGCTTGACCATTTGATGGCGCAGTTTGGTTTTGTTCCTGACAATCATATTAACCGCAACGTAAGAATATACTCTGCATGATAATTTGGGACTGGCATATTGACGAATACGAACGGGTGAATTTCTTTTGTCCCGGACAAAGGCATATTGGTAATGATTTCCCCGATATGTCGCAAATCATTGCCTGTCCCGATGTGCCACAAATCAATAGACTTGACCGACAAAGGACAATAATTTACCCATGTGTGCAAGATACTTCCGCAATCACTGCACTGGGTTTTAAATATGCATTCACAAAAGACACCACCCAAAAATGGGATGGCGAGTCAATTATCTTGCCCCCTGTATTTGAGCCGCAAAAACCACAGGAAAAAACACAGGATGCAGTCACCATTATTCACTACTATTCACAAAGGGATTACGTAAACTATCAAATTACCAAAAACCTGAATATTCCTATTTACGGACTTGATGAGAATCCCTGTCACGATGTACAGGGAATGTTGGCAAAGACCAAATTCCTTGTCCACTTCAAACATTTGGGATATCTGTGCAACGTGGTGTTGAAATCAATGATGAACGGAACAATCCCAATCATGGACAAAAAGTCATTTGAATTAGGTTATAGCGACTATCTGGAACCCGATGTGTCTTGTATTGTGGTGAATGATTATGATGAGGTTAAAACGATTTTAACGATGTCGGATAACACCCGTGAGGACTTCATAAAAGCAATGAATGAAAGCATGGCAAAAGTCATTGCAACCTATCCCGAAGTAAAACAAAAAGCAAAGGAGTTTGTCAATGCAGTGGGTTAAGCTCATAGATATTCACCCCAACCCGAACAATCCTCGGACAATCAATGCGGATAAATTCGCCAAATTGAAGCGTTCTTTAATTGAGTTTCCTGAAATGCTGACTGCCCGTCCATTGGTTTGCGTCACTTCTGATTTTGGGGGTTACACAATCCTTGGCGGTAACATGAGATATAAGGCACTTTGCGACATCGGGGCGGCAGAAGTTCCCATCATTTTAGCAGACGAGTGGACAGCCAAACAGCGTCACGAATTTCTAATCAAAGACAACGTATCTTTTGGTGAGTGGAACTGGGATGAATTGGCAAATGAGTGGGATGCAGAGGAGTTAATCTCATGGGGCATTGACCTACCCGAAATCAAGGATGAACCCGAAGAAAAAGAAATGTGTCCAACTTGTGGAAAATAGTGAACAAATAGTGAAGATATGGCAAACGAACAAAACTTAACACCATTCAAAAAAGGCGAGGTTGCCAACCCCAACGGCCGACCAAAAAAGTACGTGACTCTACTGAAAGAGCAGGGGTACAAGTTAGCCGAAATAAACGACACCATTCAGGCGATGCTGTCAATGGACCTTGACGAACTGAAAGAGGTGTGGCAGAACCCCAAAGCAACGGTACTGGAAAAGACGATTGCCAATGCTATGCGGAAGTCACTTGAAAAGGGCAGCTTGTATTCTATTGAAACATTGCTTTCAAGGGTGTATGGCAAACCAAAGGAAACGGCCGATGTAAACCAGACGGTCACAGGCGAAATCAAAATAACTTTAAATCTGGATGGGCAATAAACAGACAGCAGTAGAGTGGCTACTTGAAAACCTGAAAACAAGTTTATCTATTGAACAGGCAACTGCAATAATAAACAAGGCCAAAGAAATGGAACGGCAACAGATTATGGATGCGGTTAACGCCACCATTATTGACGATGACCTGAACGCATACGAATATTTTACAGAGGAATACGAATGAAATACACAGCACAGCGCAGACGACTGAAACGCACGAAAGAAAGGCGCACAATAAAATTACAAGTGGCCTGTCTAAAAATCAAGTCACCTGAAATAAGGGCATTGTTTGCAGAAATAAAGGAGATGATGAAATGAAAGTGTTAGCACTTTGGGAAGGCATGGGTGGTGTTGAATACCACCGCCTATATACACCCCTGAAACGATTGCAAATTGATTACCCTGATGACATCACGGTCAGCATATCACAGAACTTTGAACGCAATGGAATACCGCATTTATCTAACTACGACCTTGTCATCTTCAACAGGTGGCTGGG